TAGGATTTAAAATTGCCATTTTGTTTTTATTTTAATTTTGTTTTATTATAAATATTTAATAATTTAATTTTTTATCCAGGAAATTCAGCTCCTGTTGGTAATAAGATAAAATCTAATGAAATAAATTCTGCTGTTCTAGTTGGTTGAATATAAATTTGACCTACTAATTGGTTTTGATCAATTACTGCGGGTCCATTATTTGATTCATCCATTACTATTTTATAAGCATATAATCCTTGCTTTTGTTGAATTCCTTCTAAAAATGGAGTTACTCTAGATACAAATGAATTTCTTGTTGATATTGTATTCTGTTCAAATACTACTGTATCTGCAATTTGACGAATATAATTTTTAAGCTCAATTAGTAAACGTCTTACATTTACACGATTTAAAGCAGATTGTTGTTTTTGTAATGTCTTTTGTCCAAATACTACTACACCTTGTTTTGGTAATGTTGCTATAGGGTTAATATTATTAGCATATAATGTATCTCTTTGTCCTTGAGTCAATTTATATTGAGCCTGTAATACTGTAGATAATCCACCACGATTAATACCTGCGGGAGCAAACCAAGGAGCAGATACTTTATCATTAAAAGCATATACACCTGGGATTACTGTTGAAGCTGGGACAAATACTTGTTTTCCAGTTGATGGGTCTTGAATACGAACCCAAGGCCAATATGAAGCAGCATATGAAGTATCTCTTGTTTGGGCTTGTGTAATTACAGTTCCTAAAGTACTATTATAATCTACTAAATCAGGTACATATAAATTATCCCCTCTAGAAATAGTATTTGTAATAATACTTGTGATTTGAGATGTATGGTTATTATTTGTTAATCCTGGGGTAAATAGAATATTAAATTGATATGCCTCTCTATTTCCAAATAAATCAATCATACGATTATAATCACTACCTATTAAACCTTGAGTGTTTGCACTAGAAATAGCATCATAAAAATTAATTGGGGATGATGATAAAACGGTTCCTGTAGCACCAGTAAATGAACCACTTCCATTTATTGGAATGGATGATGTAAATGCACTTATTGCAATTCCATTGGCATCAAAATAATTTGGCGTATTATAATTAACAGATTTAACATATACATATCGGGATTTGTTTGAAAAACTTCCTGATAATTGCATTTGGTTATTAGGCTGGTCGTAATTTAATACTTGATCACCAATTACATTAGCAATGTAACGGTTTGAGTTAGGATCTAAAGTAACACTATTAAAAGTTTCAAGTATTACTTTATTATTTGTAGTATCATTTCCTCTTCTAATTAACACGTTAAATGTACCTGATCCTGTGTTTGAATTTGTAATTTCAAATCTAATATTATCTACAGATCCTGAAGCTAAAGATCCAGAGGCATCTAATGAACTTGAGCTATTATTAATTATTCCTTCAGAAATAGTTCCAAGGGAAAATGATGATGATGTTAAGTAGTTTGTAGCTGATGTACTTGTTGCTTCACTAAAAGAACCGCTTGCTACTCTAGCTACTAATAATGAAGTTCCTCCATAATTAAAATAATTATATGCTGCAATTGAAGTTAAATATGAATATGAATTACCACCACTTATGAAAGTATCTCCAAACATTGTTGTAAAATCTGAATAAGAAGTTACTAGTATGGGAGTTTCGTATGGGCCTTTTACTGTTGGACCTATAATAGCAGCACCTGCTTGTACAGGTTGGCCTGTTAAAAATGTTTGGTCTAATTCATTAGTAATTACACCGGGAGATACTGGGAAATTTGCCATTTTATTTTTTTATTATAAATATTAATTTTTTTGTTAAAATAAATTATTAACTAGGAAATATTGCACCTGAGGGTAAAATATTAAAATCTAAAAGAATAAATTCTATTGTTCTAGTAGGTTGTAAATAAATTTGACCTACTAATTGGTTTTGATCTACAACTGATGGGGGATTATTTGATTCATCCATTATTACTTTAAAACTAGTTAAACCTTGTTGTTGTTGAATAGATAATAAATAAGGATTAATTATTGATAATAGTTCATTTCGTGTATTTGTATCATTTTGTTCAAATACAAATGTATCTGCTACTTGAGAGATATAACTTTTAAGTTCAATTAGTAAACGTCTTACATTTACACGATCTAAAGCACTTTTTTTCTTTTGTAGTGTTTTTTGTCCAAATACTACAATACCTGCACCAGGAAAAGTTGCAATAGGATTTATATTTGATTGGTATAAAGTATCTCTGTTTCCCTGGGTTAAAATACGTTCAGTCTGAATAACAGTTGGTAAAATACCTCGGTTTATACCCGCGGGAGCAAACCAAGGAGCAGCAACACTATCATTAAATGCATATACACTAGGAATCATTGTTGATGCAGGAACCCAAACTAGGTTTAATGTATCTGGGTCAAGTGTTTTTAACCAAGGCCAATAAGTAGCCATATATGGGGTATTATAGGAAGATACTGTAGAAGTTACAGTACCTATTGTAGCATTATATGGTACTAAATCTATAATAGCTATAGCATCTCCTCGTTCTTGAACGATAGTTTGGATTTGGGTAATAGTAGTTGATGAAGGAGCACCATGGGAACTTATTAATCCTGGGGTGATTAAAATATTATATTTATATGCATCTTTATTTGCTAATAAAGAAATAGATTCAGTATAATTGTTTGCTGTAAGACCTTGAATATTATTTGAAGTTATAGCTTCATAATACTTACCTGCTACCGACGGGATATTAGTTCCTTTAGCTGACCCAAAAGTACCACTAGATGATATGGGGAGTGATCCAGTAAATTGGTTTTTTGGTATTCCATTATTATCTAAATAATTTGGAGTTGTTTGATTAACAGATTTAACTCGTATATATTTTGAATTATTTAAATAGCTTCCACTCATTTGAATATAATATTCATTATTATCTGAAAGGATATTTTCAACTTGATTACCTATTACTTTTTCAATATAATTAGCAGCAAAAGGATCTAATGATAATGGACCCCAATTTTCTATAACTGAAGGATTAATATCTGAATCGTTTCCTTGTCTAATAAGTAAAGAAAAAGTTCCATCATTTATATTTTGGGATGATATTTGCCATCTAAAATTATCTGCTGATCCACTTAATAAGGTTCCAAAAGAACCTGTAGGACCTGTGCTATTCATTATTATACCTTCAGAAATTGTTTCTAAAATAAAAGGAGAGGCATTATATGGTGATCCTGCGGAATGAGCTGAAGAGGAAATAAATGAAGATGTAGCATATGTCCAATCTAAAGAAGTACTTCCACTTACTACACGTGTAACTAATAAAGTATTTCCCCCACTATTAAAATAGTTATAAGCAGCAATAGAGGTAAAATATGTAAAAGTTTGACTACCACTTAAAAAGGTAGATCCAAATTTATTTAAATAATCACTATAAGTAGTACATAATACTGGGATTCCTACTTTACCTTTTGGTGTTGGGCCTATTATAGCGGCTCCTGCTTGAATTGGTAGTTGAGTTATAAATGATTGATCATTTTCTATAGCTAATACACCAGGTGATACGATTGTTTCCGCCATTTGTTATAAATTATTTTTATTATAAATATAGCAAAAATTAAATTAAATTAATTTATTTTAATAATTTCACCGGTTTCTGGGTCAAGGTTAAATTTTCCATATTTATCAAATAAGGTTTTTGTAAATTCTTTTTCTTGATTTGAGATTTCTGTTAAATATAATTTTGAGGTTTCATATCTGTTTTCAACTTGGATTTTTAAAATTGAAATTTCTCCCAACTCCAATATCAATGATTGAGTTTTTGATTGAATGTCTTTTATGTTTTGTAATTCTTCTGTAGTTAAAAACTGTTTATCTGGAACTATTGGCATATATTTAAATTTAGGGGTTTATTGTAATATACAACTTTATTTTCCTTGAGACACGGAAATTTTAACGTAATTTTTACTTGATTTAATTTTACTAGTTTTTGACTTAGCGTGAACCCCAGGTCTACGTTTTTTTGGTTTACCTTGGAATGTTGCTACTGATTGTCCTTTTGCTTTTGCCATTTTAAATTATATTATATATTGTTTTATTATGCAAATGAAGATGATCTCCAAGCTCCATTCATCCACATATAAAGACGATATTGACCTCCTACAGTTGCAGGAATAATTTCTCCATCGGAACCTGACCAAGCAGGAGCAATTGATTGAGTTGTTGGTAATACAATTGAACCGGACATTCTTACTTTAAATGCATCTTTTCGGGTAGCAAAATTTCCATTTCCTACAATCATTAATGAAGTAGTATCTCCTTGTGTATTATATTGACCTTGTACGTGTTGATATGATCCGGAAGCAATTGTACTAAATCCTTCTGCGTGGGAGTAATTACCTAATGCTATTGTAAAACCTCCTTCTGCGTGAGACCAATTTCCTAATGCAAGAGAACCTTCACCTTCTGCATGTGAAAGATCTCCTCGTGCTATTGTACTAGAACCTTCTGCGTGAGAGTAAGATCCTGATGCAATTGTACTATATCCTTCAGCATGTGAAGCATATCCTCTTGCTGCTGTATTATCACCCTCAGCGTGTGAAGTAGAGGCATATGTTATTGAGAAGCCTTCAGCGTGAGAATAATCTCCAAAAGCAATTCCTCCACCTTCTGCGTGTGAATATGATCCGGATGCAAGAGTACTTTCTCCTTCTGCATGTGAACTGATTCCATTTGCAGCTGTACTACTCCCCTCGGCATGTGAACCATATCCACTTGCTGCTGATCCATTACCTTCTGCGTGTGAAAATAGTCCTGTAGCACTTAAACTTTCTCCATTAACTAATCTACCAATAACTTGTAATGAACCTGAGATGATTGCACTTCCTGTGTAAGGAAAGGTTGCTCCGGCACTAGGTGCATATGATGCACTTAGAGCTTGTGTTGCATATGATGCCGTACCTAGTAAAGATCCAGTAAATGAGGTTGCTGTTAAAGATCCAGTAATTCCTTGAGAACCACTATTAAATAATAAACTATC